GAATATCATCTACAACATCTCTCCTACGGAAACTCCATTTTTCTCGATGTGCGGTAAAGGCAAAGCCCATAATACTCAATTCAAATGGTTAACAGATTCACTTGCTAGTGCAGCAGATAACCTACAAGTTGAAGGTGATGATTATTCGGGTACAGCTACAACCGCTACAACCGAGAGAAACAACTACACGCAAATCTCTGCAAAAAACTTTATCGTAACAGGTACGGATGATGCAGTAGACGCAGCAGGAAGAACTACGGAATTAGCGTATCTTCTTGCGAAAAATGCGAAGGAGTTAAAGAGAGATGTAGAATTTGCACTCACAGCCACTAACACAGGCAAAGCGGCAGGATCATCTTCCGTAGCCAGAAGAACTGGCGGAGTGATGACTTGGATCGCAACTAACGAAAGCGTTGGTACGGGCGGATCAGCTCCAGCAGGAGATGGTACTAATAATCGTACTAATGGTACACAAAGAGCTTTCGCAGAATCACAATTAAAAGCAGTTATTAAAGCGGCTTATGATTCTGGCGGAAACCCTGATGTTATCATGGTTGGTGCATTCAACAAGCAACAACTTTCTACTTTCACAGGCAACAGCACGGCAATTCGTGATGTTCCTGCTAAAACAGTAATAGCGGCAGTTGATGTCTATGTTTCAGATTTTGGAGAAATGTCAGTTGTTCCTAACAGGTTCATGTCGAATAGATCGGCATTTGTTCTTGATAGTGAATACTGGGGTTACAATTTCTTGAGAAATTTCCAAACTCACGAACTAGCAAAAACTGGTGATAATACTCACATGCTCTTATTAGTTGAAGGTGGTCTTGTATCACGCAACGAAGCAGCATCAGGTATTGTTGCAGACATAACATCTTCTTAATTTTAGGTTAAGTTAAGGAAACCTAGGGGGCCTTTATAGGCCCCTTATTTATTGAAGATCAAAAGATCAGAACGATAGAGGAAATAAACTATGAGAACTTTAAACGATTATTTTATTATGGGTGGCAACATGACTGCCATTCAATCAGCAGACAACGAAAGCCCAGTATGCGTGATTCCTGATAGAGGAATACTCAAAGCAATCTGGATTAACTGTCATACAGTTATTGATGCAACAACAACTTTCGACATTATGAAAAATGGCACGGATACAACTGTTGATGCAACTTTAGCTGATGCTACAGCCGATGAAACTGGAGTGGAACTATCTATTGCCAGCACCATACAATTAGAGGCTGGAGATGCAATCAACTTAAAAAGTAACGGTGAACAATCTGCCTCAACTACAGCAGACTTGACTTACATCATTCGCAGATAAGGAAAATCATGGCAAGAGTATATTATTATAGACCAATTAAATATACTGTTCAGGACCATTCTGGTGCGGGTGTTTTAACGACTGCAATTAGTGCGGAAATCAATGTTGTGAATATTTCAACAACTGTTGATTGTTACTTCAAAGTAGAGGGAACCGCAGCAAGCAAAGATGGCATGTTATTAAGTGCTGATGGAGATATAACAATCAAAGTCAGTCCTTCTGATACCATTTCAGCGTATGCAACTGGAGCAGGTCAAATATCAGTAACCGAGATGTCTGAATAGTGAGTAAAAAAATACCTATTGAAAATACAGGCATTACAAAAACTATTTTACATAGCGATGATAGTGAGGGAAAAATCCATATTGAAACTACACAGGATGTTCAACCAGTTTTAGAAGAAAATAAAATTAGACGCAACTTGGGTGAGTTTCATAATAAGAAAAAGGATTGGTACCATGCTGCAAGCATTCCATTGGTTGTTGTTCAACAATTAGTGAAGAAAGGCATCATGCACCCTCACGGAGCTGTGAAAGATAAAGCACGATTTAAGAAATGGGTAAATGATCCTGACAACAGGGCGTTTCGTATTTGGCAAGGAAATGTATAATGGCATTAGATTCGTATTCAAACTTAAAAACAGCAGTAGCCAACTATCTGAACAGAACAGATTTAACGAGCTATCTCGATGATTTTATAGATTTAACAGAGGCAAGACACGCAAGAGAACTGCGTTTAAGACCGACCATCATCATTACCACAACCAATGCTACAGGGGGAAACAATAAGATTCCTCTGCCCAGCGATTATCTGCAATTTGTTTATGTTCAACTTAATTCAGGTAGTAAGAATTTTCTTCAGTATATGTCCCCTAATGAAATTAGCAGGATATATCACAGTCAGGGAAATGCAGGTCCCATTTACTACACCATTCTTGGTGATAATATTATGTTTGGACCGACACCATCAAGTAATAGTGAAATAGAAATGTGCTACTACAAGAAAGTGCAGGGGTTAAGCTCAACCAATACTACCAATGAAATTCTAAAAAATTACCCTGATTTATATTTATATGGTTGCCTGTTAGAGGCACAACCTTTCATCATGGCCGATGAACGATTACCCGTATGGGCAGAAATGTATCAGACGGCTGTTCGTAATGCGGAAGATGGCGATGCAAAAGAAAAACATTCTGGTTCCCCGTTACAAATGACACCATCGGGAGCATTTGCCAAAGCAAGAAGTTGGCCGCAAACTAATGTAACTGCGTAATGATTCCTTTTGGCGATTATATTCCAGATGCCAACCCATTCATGAGTGGAGGGGCGACAAAGGCGAATAATGTCATACCGAACTCTGATGGCTACAGGGCGTTACCAAACTTTGCGTCAAGAAGCGATGCTCTGACAAATGAGGCAAGAGGACTATTCACTTCCTTTGCCATTGATGAAAATGGCAAGACAGATACAACATTATTTTCTGGGGATAAGGCAAAACTATATAAATATGCGTCAGATCAAACCTGGTCGAATGTTTCCATAGCGGCAGGCTATGACGGACTGGATACAGAAAACGATAGAACTTATTGGAGCTTTACACAATTTGGCTCTAATATTTTTGCAACAAATTATGTAAATCCCATTCAGCAGTTTGACTTGGATAATTCTTCCTTGTTTGCCAATATTACAACAACAACAGGAACAGCACCACAAGCTAAATACATGGCTACGGTAAAAGATTTCCTGATGACAGGATTTACCAAGGAATACCAAACAGCAAAGAATTTTGATTCAAGTGCTATTTCAAGTAATGAAATAACCATTACCGCACACGGATGGCTCACAGGCTATACAGTTGTCTATGACAATAACGGCAATACAAGTTTAACGAATTTGACTAACGGCTCTGTTTACTATGTGATTAAGATAGATGCCGATACAATAAAATTAGCAACCTCCCGAGCTAACGCTATTGCAGGAACAGTAATCACTTTATCGGCAACAGGCGGATCAGAAACCCATAAGCTACAGCAATATACTGTTAACAAGCAGCGTGTTCGTTGGAGTGGGTTGAATGATACGGCTACATGGGAAGATGGAGGACAATCATCCCAATCCGATTTTCAAGATTTAGTTTCAGCAGTAGGTCCGATTACAGGATTGATCGGAGGAGAATACCTCACCATCATTACAGAACGAAGTATCATTCGTGGTACTTATGTAGGTACTCCTCTGGTCTTTCAGTTTGACAAGGCGGCTGATAATCTAGGAAGTTTCGCACCTCGAAGCATAACAGCTTGGGGACGATTAGTATTCTTTTTATCAGATGACGGTTTCTATATGTTTGATGGTATCAATGTGAAGCCTATCGGAGCGAACAAGGTTAACAAGTATTTCTTCAATGACTTGATTGGAGCAAAACTAGATGGAATTTGTGCAGCGATTGATCCTAAAAATACCACAGTCATGTGGAGTTATGCAGGAGAAGGATTTGACGGTTCCACCAATAACAAGCTAATGATTTACAATTACAGTTTGGATCGTTGGTCCACAGGGGAAATTGATTTTGAGTTTATGAATACATCAGCTCAAGAAGCCTTTTCCTTGGATGCCCTTGATGAAATTTCAACGGATTTGGATGCACTTCCTTATTCCCTGGATTCATGGGCTTGGCTGGATGGCGATATTGGCATAGGTGGTTTCAATGGTTCTCATAAGTTTGGAAAACTGGCTGGAACTAATGCCACGGCAACCATAGACACAACAGAATTTGAAGGAGCAAAAGGAAGGCGTTCCACCCTTACATCGGCAACACCGATTATTGACGGAGGAACAACAACCATAACACCAATTACAAGAGCAAGCCAAGCTGACACCCAAACAGTAGGAACAGCAGTCAGCATGACAGATACAGGAACAACACCGATACGGTCAACAAGCCGTTTTCATCGTTTGCGATGCACATCAACAGGATCATTCACCACCCTCAAGGGCGTGGATGTATCCGCTAGACCAGAAGGATTACGATAATGGCAAGACCTAAAAAGAATTGGATTCAAGGAGCAGTTAAGAAACCAGGAGCATTGCGAGCAACTGCTAAACGCATGAAACTGATTAAAGGTAAAGAAAAATTATCAAGCAAAGATTTAAACATTATGGCAAAGAAAGCTAAAAAAACAGGAAATACAAAACTATCAAGAAGGGTTAATTTAGCAAAAACATTCAAGAAAATGAGGAAGGGATAATGGCAACAACAATTACAGCAGCAACCTTAAAGGTTACAATCAAGGAAGAAATTTTATTAAATAACATAGACCAGGGAAATGAAAACATTCTTTCCATCTCTAGCATTAACGAGATTTCTCACCGCATTGTTACGCTGCCAAGCGACAACTCAACAATAGCATTAATGGATTTCAGTACCGTGGCAGGTGCAGGACAATTCATTACAGGTGATGTTAAGTATATTCGTATCACTAATAAGGATGATACTTATGGAGCATATATCAATCTTACAGGAGCTGCGGAGAACGCTTGGATAGTAGTGGATGCAGGAAAATCCCTTATTGTAAGCGGAGCTTCCTCGATGTTGGATGCAGTAGCAAGTGGAACGGTAGCCGCTCCAAGTGTGGCTGATTTAACTTCGGTTAAAGGACAATCCATTACTTCGGCTCAAACAGTAGATTTGGATATTTATGTAGCGTCTGTGTAATGGCTGTTAATCAATATCCATTAGCACCCTTATACTTACCAGACAATGACGAGCATTTGCGTATTGTAAGTGTTTATCTCAATAACACCATTTCTGGGAAACTGAACTCCACAGGAACGGTAACTTTAACAGCGAGTTCAACGACAACTACTTTAACCGATGCAAGAATAGGTGGCAATAGTGTTATTTTGTTTATGCCGATTACGGCAAACGGAGCAACAGCCAGAGCTAACTTGTATGTATCGGCTAGAGCGGATGGGAGTGCGACTTTAACCCATGCCTCAAGTGCAAACACAGACCAAAACTTCGCCTACATCATCATCGGATAGTGAAATATCCTTTGTTCCCATAGAGCATATTGGACCCTTATGGAAACAGGTTGAAGGACATTTGGAAAAACCATTGGAGATGGACGGCAATGCCTACACCTCCCAGGATGTTCTCAACAGTCTAATTAACGGCAAGATGCAGTTATGGATTAGTTGGAGCAAGAAAAAAGAAAAAGTGGAAGCAGCCATTGTTACAGAAATAGTGGACTATCCGCAGAAACGAGCTTGTCGGTATTTTCTCGCAGGAGGAGATAACATGAAAAGCTGGTTTAAAAAAATTAAAAATGAAATTGAACAATGGGCAAAACTTAATAAATGCCATCGCATAGAATTAGTTGGCCGCAAGGGGTGGTCAAGATGGCTCAAGGATTACACGCCCAAACACATAGTATTAGTTAAGGAAAATTTATGAGTAAAGGAGCAGGAGAAGCAAGATCAGTTCAGAACATTGAACCGTGGGCAACGCAACAGCCCTATCTGACAAAAGGATTTGAGAGAGCAGAATCATTATACGGACAACCAGGACCAAGTTATTATCCAGGTCAGACCTATGTAGGATTCTCTCCACAGACGGAAACCGCCCTAACTGCGGCACAAACACGGGCAACGGCAGGCTCCCCTTTACTGCAACAATCCCAAGCCGAATTACTCAAACAAGCACAAGGACAATATTTATCACCAGCAACCAATCCTTATTTACAGGGACTATACAACCAAATGGCAGGTGATGTAACCGCAGGCGTACAGTCTGAATTTTCTAAAGCAGGACGATACGGTAGCGGTGCGAACCAAGCCGTGCTCGCAAGAGAGTTAGGAAATTTAGCCAACCAAGTCTATGCCCCACAATATGCGGCAGAGCGACAAAACATGCAGAATGTCCTATTCCAAGCACCACAACTCGCACAAGCAGATTATCAAGACATTGGAAGATTAAGACAAGTGGGAGCGGAAAGAGAAGGATTGCAAGAAGCGGCATTAGCCGATGCGATGCAACGATACCAATACCAGCAACAACTGCCTTATGAAAAGTTAAGAGCCTATCAAG